CCCCCGACGAGTCAATGGCGCTTGTCATGCAAGTGAACCTAGACCGCGCGGCGGAACACTGGCGCTTGACGCCCTACGGCGCGCTTAGTCAAGGGCCGGAAGTCGGAACGGTGATGACCGCGCGCAACGCGTGGTATCGGCACGCGCGCAACCTCGCGCCGCTGAAAACCGATTGGGGCGTTGGGTGAGTGTTCGGTCCCTCGTTGCAGACATGCACGCCGCGTTGCTCGCGCTTGTCGAAGAGGTGCCGGACTTGCAAGTCACGCCGCTATGGAACGACAACCCAACACCGCCCTCCATCGACATGTACCCCGGGAACCCGTTTCAGACGGCCGCGGCATTCGGTGATCCCAACGTCCAAGTGTTCTTCACCGTCAGAGCCCGCGTCGGTACGGCCGACATCGACAACGGGATGGAGTTGCTTTACCGGTTCCTGGACGTACAGGACCCGGCGTCGGTTGAAGCGGCGTTGGCCGCGGCCGACTTCGTGGTGGTCAACGACGGCGTGTCCGGGTTCTTGCAATACGCCGAGGACGCGGGCGCGAACGAACGGATGTTGGGCGCTGAATGGCGCGTAACCGCCTTTACGTGAAAGGACGACGGCATGTCTAAGCGCATTGCACTAAAGGACTACGTGGCGGTGGATTCGGTGGACCTCTCCGACCTCGCCCGTAGCGTCCGGTTCAACTCGGAGCACGCGCAAGTAGACGTGTCCGGGTTCAACGCGAACGGCACAAACGAATACCTGACCGGGCCGACCACTCAGTCCGTCACGGTGGAGTTCTTCGGGTCCTACGGCACGGGCGAAGTTCACTCGACGCTGTACCCGATTCATCGCGACCGCGAGGTGGTCCCGTTCGCATGGCGGCCGGACATGACAACGCCCGCGAGCGCGACGAACCCGGAGCTAGTCGGGAACGTCCAGCTATACACCTACGCGCCGGGTGCGACGCGCGGCGACGCCGATACGTTTGAGGTGACATTCATGTCGGCGGACGAGGACGGGTTGCAGTTCGTCACGACGCCGCCCGGGCCGTAGTCGTGGACTGGATCGTCATTGACGGCGTGCGTCCGTATGACGGGCGCTACGACTTCGACATTGCCGAGGTTGAACTAACGACGCGCGAGTGGGGATGGATCAAACGGTTTTCGGGCTACCTGCCGTTGACCATTGAGGACGGATTCCGCGGCGCGGACGCGGAGTTGTACGCCGCGCTTGCGGCCATCGCGTTGCGGCGCGCCGGTCGCATCGACAACCGCGGCGTTCCCGACGTGATCGAACGTCTCGTTGACGCGCCCTACGGGACCGCGATTCGGCTAGAGACGGACGAGGTGGACGAGGACGGCGACGAGGTGGCCGCCGATCCGGACCCTCCGGAAAGCTTGGCCGTGAAACCGAACTCTTCTGGAACCGATTTGACGACGAGTTCGGAGACATCGGCCAAGACGCCGGACGACTATGGGACGCCCGACTCGGCTACTTCGGTGTCTCCCCCGATCACGTTGGCGAAATGACGCCCGCGCAACTCATGGGATGCGTGGACCTCTTCGCGGCGATGCATGAGGGCGGCGACGCGTGACCGTCGTTGTCGAAGGACTCTCGGAACTCAACGGCGCGTTCGCAAAGATGGGGCGCTCCATCGCGGCCGACTGGCGCGCGAACGAACGCGCCATTGCGGAACCGGTGCGACGCGACGCGCAAGAACTCGCGTCCTCGCGCATCGCCAACATCGGGACGGCGTGGCCGCGGATGCGAACCGGCACGACGCGAAGCGTGGTCTACGTCGCGCCGCGGATGAAGGGAACGCGCGGTCGCGGTGACCCGCGCCGGCGGCGTCCGAACCTCGCCACTTTGTTGATGGGTCGCGCGATGGAACCCGCGTTGCGTCGCAATGAGGCGCGCGTGGAACGCGAGATTGAACGCCTCGTAGATCGCGCCATTGATCGCTTCAACGCCGGTGGGTTCTAGTGGCGCGCGGTCTCGTCGTAACCGTATTCGCGGACGTATCCAAGTACGTCTCTGGATTCAAGCAAGCGGCAGGCGCTACGCGGTCGTTTGACCGGGAGGTAACCGCCCTCAGTGTTGACACGCAACGACTCGCGCAATCGCAAGTGGCCGCGTCCACGCGGACCATCGAGCGGCTACGCCAACAGTCCGCCGCCTATCGGCAAATGGCGACGGCGGCCAAGCAAGGTTCCACCGAACAAGCGGTGGCGGCGAACCTAGCGGCACGGGCCGAAGCACAGTTGGCGCGCGAGACCGGACGCGCGGCGACGGCGACGCGGCACGCCGCGCACGAACACGCGAACCTTGCCCGCCAACTCGATCACTCGGCGCGCGGGCTACTCACCGGGACCGGGCTCATGCATGGGTTCGGTCGTTCGCTCGCGTTCGCGTCCGGCGGGTTCGTCGCGTTTGAGGGCGTCACGCGTTTGATCCGCGAGTCCGTCGATGCCGCGCGCGAGGCGGGCGAAGCACAACGTTCCCTCGCCGCGCAAATGAAAGTCTCGGGCGAATCGTTCGCGGGCAACCGCGAGGAAATCGAGCACGTGACCCGGAGCTATGCCAAGTTCGGTTTCGACAACGACCAAGTGTTGGAGTCGTTGACGGTGCTGGAACGCGGGACCGGCGACCTCTCGCAATCGTTCAAGTTGCAGGGCGTCACCGCCGACATCGCACGCGCCAAGAACATCACGCTTGCCGCGGCCGCGACCGTCGTTGCCAAGGTGTTCGGCGGACAAGAGACCGCGCTACGTCGCGCCGTTCCGGGCTTGAACCGCAACGCGCACGGGTGGGACTTGATCCGCGAGGCGCAACGCAAGATGGCCGGACAAGCCGCGGCGAACACGACCGAGGCCGAACGCTTCAACGCCGCCCTTCACGACACCGAAGAAATCATCGGCGGGGCTCTCTTGCCCGTGCTCAACAAGTACCTCGCGCAACTGGACAAGTGGCTGACGAACACCGAGAACCAAAAGAAAATCCAAGACACCGCCAACGCCGTCGCTGAGTCGGCAACCCAAATTTTCGACACGCTCGCGGGCGCGGTGGGCGGCGTTGTCGATGCATACGGCGCGCTGCAAAAGGCGGCCGACAAGCTCCCCGGCTCGTTCCTCAAAACGTTCTTTGGCGGGACCCTGCCGGAGCAATACCGCAATTACCAACGGACGGTGCACAAGCTCGCGCGCGACCTCCACTTGCCGTTCGGTGTCGGCAACGTTCCGGAAGAGTCCTCACGCTTGCCGCCGAACGAACCACGGGCGCAAGCGGTGGCGGCCGAGGCGCGGCTACGTGCGGCCGAGGCGGCACGCAAGCGCATCGAGGCGGCCGAGGCCGCGGCGGCGGCGGCCGATGCGCGGCGGCTACGCGGGCGGTTCAACGTCCAGGAGTTGAAGTTGGCGCAAGCACAACTGACCAAGACGCTTGCCGACGACCGAAAGATTCTCGCCGTGGAAGCGGCGATCACGAAACAGCAGATCACGCAAGCCAAGACGTTGAAAATCCGAACCGAACTGACGCAAAAGTTGGCGGGCATCACAAGTCAGATTCGCGCCATTGACGAACAGACGGCCGCCGACGCCAAGGCGCGGCGCGACGCCGCCGCCGAGAAAGCGAAAGAGGCGCGCGACAAGGCGCTAGCCGCACGGCAGCAATACACAACGCCGCTCGGGCTACAGGTCGCGGGGGCGCGTGCCGACGCGTTCGCCGTCCTCACGCCCGACTTGTCCGGGCCGACCGGCGCACAAGTCCGCATCGCCAAGCAAGTCAAGGCCGCCGCGTTGAAAGCGATTCGGTCTCACCGGCTACTTGCCCAAGGACTCATCGACGCGTGGAACGTCGTGACGGCGGCGAACCAAACGTTGGCCGCGGCGTTGAAGAACAAGACGGGCGTTCGGGACTCCTATATCGCGGTGTCCTCGCGCGCGATCACCTCGGGCTTGCACCTGACGCGACTACAACGCATCGCGCTTGAACAACGCTTGGCGCAATCCGCCGCGCACAGCGGCTATCGGCCGGCAACCGGCTACACGCTCGGGCAACCCATCGTCGTGCACACGCACGTCAACATGGACGGGCGCGAAGTCGCGACCACGGTGGACAAGCACACGCGCCGGAACCATCAACGCCGAGGGACGCGACGCTGACGTGGCCGTCTCCGGCAACGGCGGTGTTCGCGTGCAAATCGCGTTCGATGCCGACACGCTGACGGCCGCGCCGACGTGGACCGGCTTGCACACGTTCGACAAGGTGCGCGTGTCCGAGGTGAACGTCCGGCGCGGGCGGCCGAACGAACGAGACAAGATCGGCCCGGGCCAAGTCACCGTCACCGGTTCCGATTGGGGCGGCACGCTGGACCCGACCAAGACGAGTTCGCCGCTACACGGGAAGCTCAACCCGGTGAAGCAGGCACGCGTCCAGTTGTGGAACCCGGTGTCCGACACGTGGCACACGTTGTTCCGCGGGTTCGTCTCAACGTGGCGTTACGAGGTGGACACCGCCAAGTCGCGGTTGGCGTGGACGTTGGAACTCACCGACGCAATGGACATCCTCGCGGACGCGGAGATAGTCCCCGACCAAGCGGGCCACACCGTCCCCGAAGAATCGACCGGTGATGTCTACTACGTCGGGCAAGAGGTGGACGACCGCATCCGCGCCGCCATTGCCGATAGCGCCACCGCGCTACTTGGACAAGCGTGGCCGCCGGAGCTAATCGAAATTTTCTCGGGCAACGTCGCCGTTCAGGGCGTCGTCTACTCGGCGCGCACGTC